GTCTAACCTGAGTGATACAGGTGGGGTTTACCCAGGGCTGTATCGGGTAGTTGGGTGGTCAGCGCCCTACTGACGTAATCTTCAACCTCAGCGACTAACAGCTGGAGTTGCTCGCGGGGGCAGGCGAGTGCTTGGAGCGGGTGCTTTTCAACCGCACAAAGCGTGACGAGGCGTGCGGCGGAAAGGATGTCAGGGCTGGCTGGTGTCCGAGCGGGCAGGAGATCAAGCTCGCCCAGATAATACGCACCCAAATTATGCCAAGCGTGTTCGAAGGTTGGGTCGGGTGCGGGCCAAGCAACGGTGGCACGGGCAAAAAGCTCATTCCACCAAGACGCCGCCAGTGCCGCGTCACTACGCATTAGAGCGCGCAGAGTCGCGGTAACGCGGCCAGCTAGGGAGTGGCGGCCAGGGGGCGCTTCATGGATGACGGCGCTGAAAACCGCGCCTAACGAGAAGCCGCAGAAGCGCATGAGACCTGTAACTCCCCCGTAGTGATAGCGGTAAGCGTAATCTCCAGGCGTAGGTTCCACTAAACCACGGGTGCTAGAGCGCGCGGCGAGGCGACTCTTTACTTGGGCTAAGATAGAGTCAGCGGCTAAGGTTAGAGTACCCAACAGCTGGGGGGCGGGTAAGAGAACCTGGCGGTATACGACCTTGCGGCCACGCATCCAAGCCTCCAACTCGCGGGCGTATTTGGCAAAAGCGTCAGACACCTTCGCAGCTGGGTAAGCACCTGACAGAGATGACGCCGCTGCAGCAGTCGCCAGCTGCGCAACTGACACTCCAAGGTTGTGCGCCGAAAGTGTAGCGGAGTCGACGAGGCTGGCGTTATGGACGATGCGATCGATTGAGACATCTACAGCACCCATCCGCGGGATAGAGCCTAAGGGACCATCGACGAACGCTTCCTTCACCGCGACCAACTCATAAACTTTGAGGAGTAAGATCGCGTTCCGCTCTGAGAAGGATGGCGCGGAGGTGTTGTTAGGCATGGAGCGCAATTCCTTGTTACAAGCCGCGCGAGCTGGATCAGCGGCTGTGAGCCCCGTTGTTATCGTGTAGCTCGCCCAGATGCGGCGCGAAGTTGGGAGTGTAGCACGTGTCCAGGTCAGGAGAATCCTATTAGCAGGAGCAAGTTCTCCAACGCGCCTGAGGTACCGATTCCGCTCCTCGTAATTAGGTGGGGCGGGAATGCGGGTGATGTCAATATAAGAGTCGTGGTCGACAAAAAACTCGGGGTAACGGGAGGCGAGGGTAGATTTGCCTTCGTTGGGTGGGATCAACACTGCCAGCCCGCAGGGTAGCGGTTGGCGTGTTTGACGCTCCTGCAGCACTCCGATGCTCAGGTCGTCGACCACGATGCCGCCCTTGACACTGTAGTGGGCAGCCGCCTCGGCGCCCAGTCCCCCCCGCGCAGCTGGGATAACGCTAAGGGCGGGGGGCACGGTGACTCGGCGCTCGACGCCATTTGTGGTGTAACTTAGCGAACAATTGCGCCGCACCAAGACCTCGATGAGTGAATCGGGAATCGATGCGCCCCGTAGTCGAACTTTGTTAACCTGGGCGTACACAGCAGCTGATCGTCCAGCTGGATCGGGGGGGGTTTCGGAGAAGAATTCACCCGAGAACAAGCCAACAGCAGAGCGGATTGGGTAGCCACTGATGCCGTCGGAATCATAAGCGTACCTGAGATACTCGCCACGGGCCGCATAATCAGAAGTTATCTTATAGAGTTGCCCGGCGAGGCCCATGATTAAGAACAGGGCACATGCGAGCGTGGAGTCGACGGCGCCAGCGGCAGTTGCAAACACGTCATCGCCTTGGTGGGAGCTGTCAGGGTTAAGCAACTGACGGCCAAAAATCTCGCGCGAGATGCGGTCGTGCATGAGACGATAGGCCCGGCTGAGGAATGTGTTTGTGAAGCTCGTAGCACGCTCGCCGCTGGCAAGCGAGCGCACAACGGCTTGAACATACCCGCTGATCGGGTCTTCGAGGTACATCGCTCGCTTCGCGTGATTGATCCACTCAGTGATTTGGCGGATGTCATCCCGAGACTTCAGTAGACGGGCAGCGTCGACGTCGGTGCGCATGCGTTCAAGCAGGAACCGTGACAGACAGGAGAACAATGAGACCATGGCCCTCACTGGATGGTTGATGTTAAAATCAGCGTAATCCCACATCAAACCTTGGTTACCTTCAAGCGAAGCCAGCCGTTCCCAGCCGCGCACGAGACGAGCCAGAGCGTTGTCACTAGCGCTGTACCAACCGGCTTGTTGGACTACTGGCTCATACATATCGAGGAGATAGCTTTGTGCCACGTAGTGCGAGAGCGAGGTATTCCAAATGGTGCGGCACTTACCATTTTCAAACTTCGTCGACGCTTTAGAGTAGAGTATGGCTTTTGCTGGGTCGGCGTAAACTGCGCGGTGGTATCGGGCAGGCGCTAGCAACAACCCTAACCGCTTATTTAATCTTACTTTCTCCTCTGTGACGGTGCCGTCCTCTTCGGTAGCCCAGGTTAACTTAGCGCCCGGGCTGCCTCCGCTCGCAGCCCAGTACAGGCGCTGAGCATACCAGTCATCGAAGGTGGCGGGTTGGACCTGCTCGGGGCCAGCAGAGTAGACCGCTTCGTACACGGCTCTGTCCAGGTAGGCCTGGTAGCGTTTAGGGTCAAGATAGAGCATGCCATCAGCTCCGACGGTTGGGATGCCGCAAGCGCTGGATGGCAAGGCCCTCTGCAACATTTCACTGACGACGTCGGGGAGGAAGTGCTCATTGCGGCCTGTTATGGAGTCAAGACCGTATAGACCCCGAACCTCACGCGCGTTTAACCGTTGGCCCGTGTACCAACCTTTTGTAACGCGCACCCCTGTATGGAGCGATTTGCACAACTTGAGAAAACTCTTTAGCGGTAGGCAGAAGATGTGAGGGTGGGCGCAAAATAGGTCAGCCAAGAAAGGGCTACCCGCGTCGGACAGATAAGGGGCCATGATCACATTAAGAGCACATATGCTACCCCAATCACTAGATGTGACTTGGGCAGCCAAGTGGGCGATGCTAAGTGCGCTAACGCGGCGCCCATCCCGCGGTGTGAGCGGATGGTCGAGAAAAGCGCGCAGCGCAATAAAGTCAAAGAGGACTTTGCCTCCCGGACGCCCAGGGGGTGGAGGATAAGTGGCGGCCAGGGCAGTGTAGTTCAAACTCCTCCTCCCTCGGGCGGACAGCTGGCACCCTGATCCACAAGAGTGAGATAGTGGCGAGGTGAATGTCGGTTTAAAGTCAGCTAACTCGTCATCCCAGAAACAGGTATGCGGCAGGTAATCCCAGACTTCGGCGGGGCAGGGTTCCAAGTATATGTAGCGGAGTGCTGCGCCGATCAAGTTGAGGGGGGGGGAGTTGAAGTCATGGGCACGGGCCAGACCGACAAAATCGATCTGGACGCGGCCCTCTAGACTGCCCTGGCTCATTTTATAGCTGAAGGACCTCCTCGTGTTTTCAAGGGCGTGAGTAGTTGCACTACCACGTAGAGTCGTGCTAAGTTTCATGGAACGGCTGTCTGAGCTGGGACCAATAACAGCGTTCCACACTAGTTTTCCGGCGGTGGCCGCATCCTAGTGGGTAAGAATTGGTTCGCCACCATCATCACGTCGTGCTCATTGGGAGCTCCCCCCCCGGGGCGCAGACCAGACATGTCAATTAGCATGTGCTGGGCTGTGGCTGCGGGGGCGTCCGTTGGCAACGCACTTGTCTGGACGGAGTGCCTATTGGCGGGCAATACCATGTGCTGTTGCTGGGGGGCGGGCGGGGGGACCCCGATAGGCACAGGCGTCGCCAGGGCAGCCCCTGCGGGACGTTGCACGCTAGGCACAGCCCCGTAGACAGGGGCCGCGCGTATATGGTACGCCTGGCCGGCTGACAACCCATCCCAGTCGTTAGCCGCAGCAAGCGTATCCTGCGATTCGCGCTGGTTTGGGGGGCGAGATGCTATAGTGGCGCCGTCAGGGCCGGAATCATGAACCGGAT